TTTGTTTAATATATTTAGCATCTTTTGTATTTACATAATTTTGTTTTGCCTCTAACATATATTGTTTATACTTAACTCTATCTTCATACATCTTTGCCATGATCTCTGGTAAGAAACCTTGTTTCTTTGTATTGAACAAAGCACCATTAGGTGTCATCGTCACATTGTTAAGAACCTTTGTATCAACTTCTTTATTAAGAAGTTTATCAACTGACATACCTGGTACAGTTTTTTCTGACTTCATTGTTTCAGGTGAAATATTATATTGCATTATTAAGTGTGGATACAGTGAGTTCAAGTCAAAAGATAATACCCATTTGTGCATACCAACTTGTGGTTCTTTAACATATGCTCCAGCATACTTGCTACTTTTGTTAGTAGTTTTCTTTTGTGGAATAACAATACCTTTGTCCATAAGGTAATTATGAATTAGAACATCCCAATATCTAACCGAACCTAAAACATCTGTATAATTTACTTTTGCCTCATATGCCATTGTTAAACATAGTTCAATTAGTTTCATCTTGTCTTCTAATGCATCAACAAGTTCTACATCTTTAATATTGTAATCTATAAATGATTGATAGTCTTTAGTATACCAATCTCTAAAAGTCTCATGTGGGTTCTCATCTTTTTGTATACCAAGTTCAACATTAGCAATATGATCTAGTCTATAACTTTCTTGGTTAGTATATGTAAACTTTCTGTAAAGATCAAAGTAATCTAGAGCCGCAATACCTCGAATGTCATAAACCATTTGAGTTCTACCCATTTGATAAACTTCTTTTGAATATACTTCACCCCATGGTGATAATCTTTTAGCATCATCTTCGCCAAGAATGTTTTTAATTCTATTAACCAAATAAGGAATATCAAAAAATTCTGTATTCCAGCCTGTAATAATGTCAGGAAAATTAGATCGCCAGAAGTTAATAAAATCATAAAGTAAATCTTTTTCAGATTCACATTTAAAATAAGTCACATCTTTTCGATTAGTTTTGTAATCTCTTAAACCAAATACAACGATCTCTTTGTTTTGTTGGTTCTTTACTGTAATAGATAATAGTTCTTCGTCTGCAACGTCTGGGTTAGGAAATCCATTTTCACAAGCAACCTCAATATCAATTGTTGTAATTAGAATTTTATCTTTGTCAAACTCATTTCCATATTCTTCATTTAGAAATGAATACTGAAACTGTGTATTACCATGAACAAGATGAGGTTGATCTTTATAATTTTCAACCCACTCTTTTGCTTCTTTAATTGTTTGATGTTTTATTGGCGTGACGTACTTGCCATCTAAAGTTTTAAATTTAGTTTCACGCATGACAGGGCAATACAAAGTTGGCGAATACTTAATCTTTCTCGCAACTCGCTTACCATCTACCACCTCACGCAAGAGTAATGAATTACCCCACGGCACAATGTTTGTATAAAACCTCATAATATAACCTTCAATGTATTAATGTCTATTTTACTTCTTTTGGATTCTTACCAATATTATACTTTGTCTTGAGTTCCCAATTCTTTTTATCCTTAAACGAAATAATCTTAATCTGACTTAATGGTGACATACTGTCAACATCTTCTTTAGGAATAGAAACTAAACCCCAATCTTTTAATAGATTAGCAATTCTGTTTCTACGACCAATATCGTTTTCTGTTAGATTGGTATCCTTACCATCCAAAGCAAATAGTTCTTTAAAGTGAACAATGTAATACTTACCTTGTTTGTGTAGGATATGACAAGATTGATATAATATTTTTTCTTTCCGAGAAGCAACACCAATACGAGAAAGTGTCTCTCTGACTTTTAGAAAGTCATCAGGCTCTTTCAAGATCACTTCGAGCATATGCTCTTTTGACCATTTAATGTTTTCCATGCTTACCACCTTTATTCAATATCTTTTTAATCTCTATAATCTGTTCATTATTAAGTATGTTAAGAGCCGATTTTGCTTTTTCATTACTATAACCATAATACTCTTTTACATACTCTAAATTTTTTGATTTGCCTGCCTTCATCCAAGGTGCAAATCTTTTTCTACTTCTAACACTATTTAGTAAAAAATCATATTGCATTTTAGCATCTGTATGGTGCAATCTATTCATTTCATTGATCAACGATACAGTGTCGCTGAATGGTGCTAGACACTTATTAACAATGTATGTAGGATATTTCTTTTCCCACATAGGGTCATCGCCATTCATAAGATTATTTTTACGAAAGTTTATAGAGTTGAGATAATCTTTTAATTCGTACATTATACTTTTTCTGTTTTAAAGACTATGCATGTTCTTAATAAAAAACATTTTTTACTTACTGGCATTGCTTGATGATGATTCTTAGCAGTAAATCCAATTAGTCTATTGCCTTTGTAATTAAGTAAAGTACCTTTTACTAAATCATCGTCATAAACTGTTGTTCCACCACCATAGTTGATATTCCAATTCATGTTAGGATAGTAGATATAAGTTATCTCACCATCGTCTTGATGAATAGATGGTTCAACACCTGGTGTATGTGCATTAAAATAACATCTTACAATTTTTGTTTTAGGAAACTCTGGTGAGTTTTGAATACTTTCCCATAATGGAATTAGATAATCAAAACCATTTTTTGTCATTTCTTCTATGTCATGACCTGCCAAAGTATGCCAATGTCTATCTGGTTCATTCTTGTTTGCCTTGTAATGCCAATGCCATGGGAATGTACCATTGTGTATATACTCGTCAATTAGTTGTGCAATGTGTGTTTCTAAAAAGTTATCTTTACATATAATCATTTGAATTTCACCTGACTCATAATTTCTGTCATACACGCAAGCATATTAATTTCTTGATCTGCTACGAATGCTGACTTGTATTGATAATCTGAAAGTATTACAACTGCATGAGGAATTGTACTAGGGTCTACATGATCATATAGACTATCGTAAATAGTTCGATAAACTCTACTAGGGTCATTATCTAGATTGTTTACAATCCACTTTCTAACATTTGTAAATTCTTTTGCCTTTAAGAAAGAAACTAATTCTTTTAAGTTCTCGTTTCCAATGTTTAAAAGAATACCTGCATCTATTTGACCAGATGATGAATACCTTTGTAATTCATTTAATACTCTTCGCCAATCGGGAAAATAAGAATTAATTAATTCTGCAATTGCTTTAGGTTCAAACGATACACCTTCATTTCCTAAAATTTCTTTTACTCTTTCAAAGAAAGCTTGTGCAAGTTTAACTCTCTCACCATTCTTAATTTGAAAATCAATATTAGAACATCTTGATTGTAATGGTGCGATTAATCTGTTTTTGTAATTACATGTAAGAATGAATCCACAGTTCTTATGAAACTCTTCCATAAAACCACGCAATGCAGGTTGTGTAGATTGAGGATTTAGATAATCTGCCTCGTCTAGAATTATATATTTACGACCACCTTCAAGTGATACCGTAGATGCAAAGTTTTTAATCTTAGTTCTTAATACATCAATACCAGACTCCTCTGAACCATTGATGATCATCCATGTACTACCAATCTGTTCCACCATTGCTTTTGCAATAGTAGTCTTACCAGTTCCAGCACTACCAGATAATATTAAATTAGGAATGTGACCTGCATCAACAAACTCTTGAAAGGTCTGTTTTAATTTAGACGGAAGAATACAATCTCCAACCTTAGTCGGTCGATACTTTTCAACCCAAAGAAATGTTTCCATTATTAACCCTCGTATTTTGACTCAGGCTCTAATGCAATCCAATACTCCACATTGTTAGTCTTCGATTTGAAGTGACTAATATTTTTTGAAGAAACTGATACATCATAAGTACCTGGTAATAGTTTTAAATTTTCTACTTTGTAATAAAACTCAAAAGACTTAGACTTGTCTGAAGTAGTATTTACTTCGATAGAGTAATTATTAGCAGTATCATTTTTTTTATCTGATACCGTCATAGTAGTTTGATCATTCTCTTTTTTCAACACTAAGTCTGGTGCTTGAATTACAGACGCAGCCTTTTTAAGTTGATTAAGAGTATCACTAGTAATTTCAAAACAAACATCCACACTTGGCATTGTTATCATTTTACTAGGACTTGTCACTACACTCGGGTCAGAATAAAAGTATTTAAGTTTTGTACCTTTACTTGTCTCTTCGTTGATTGTTAAGAATTGATTTTCGAAATCAATTACAGGTGTTTTAAATAAACTTGTACTAGACAAAAATTCATTTAAATCATAAATTGCAAACTGCTGATTAAATTGTTCATCAACATTTGCCTTTGCCAGAATGTTTTTCATTGCTGACATTGTAGTAATTGTACTACCTTCTTTGACCAATAGATTAGGATTGATCGTTGAAAAGTTTTTCAGTACGTTTACTGTATTTTCAGTTAGTTTCATTTTTCACTTTCTCCATAGTATTATCTTCACTTGACATTAACAGTATAATATAATGAATTGCTTTTAGCAAGTCTTTTCTGTTTTTGCCATTTTTCTTACCATACCTTGCAATATATTTAATTGCATTAGCCTGGCAAAAATCTTTATCAATTCCAAGATGTCTTAACATATCTTGAACCTGAAATCCGTTTTTGTCAACACTATAATGTTGATTATATGTTGACGATATATAATCTGATATTTCTTTTATTATTTTTTCTTCACCGTATTTCAAAATGACACCCTCCATAACTTATAGTTTCTTAGTGTCACCAAACCTGTTGATACATAATCTGGCATAACTAACATCACACCTTTTTCTGCTGTGATACTATCATATATTTTTGGATAGAGGTCATGTCCATAACCAAAGTTAGTAGATGAACCCCAAGTCAAATCTGCTTGACCTGTATCATCTAAGAACATAATAATCTTAATCTGACCCTTTTCTCCAATGGTCAATTTCTTTTCTAGATCATATGCCTTTTTTAAATACGTTTTAGAAATCTTATTGATGATTGCGTTTAATGCTTCGGAGTCACCTTTTGTATCTTTTATTTCTTCAGTGACTTCACTAGGAAACTCAACACGCAAAATAGGACACATAGTCTGATTTCGCATTTCGATTTTTAAACCTTTATTAATTTCTTCTTGTTCTTGTTCAAGATTTTTCTTTTGAGAAACTAACTTGTCATCAATCTTTTTTGCTTGTTCGTTAAATTCTTTATCTGGTATTGCCTTACCGTCAATCTGATCAAATGCTTTCATAATAATATTCCTTTATATAGTTTATACACCAAAAGGGGGGTCGTTGTCAACCCCCCAAGTGAGATATATTATTTAATAGTGATCGTTTTGAGTTTATCTTTCTCTGGTACAATCTTTTCCATTGATACTTTCAATAGACCGTCTTTAAGTTCGGCACCTGTCACTTTCACATCATCTGCAATAGTCCAAACTTTCTTGAATGATCTCTTTGAAATACCTTTATGCAGTACACCGTCATTATCTTCGACCTCTTTAGTGTCTTTGTCTTTAACAGACTCGATAGTAAGTTTACCTGCTTCTACTTCCACTTTAATATCTTTTTTAGAGAACCCTGCTAGGGCAACTTCAATATCATATTTGTTCTTGTCAGTTTTGACAATGTTATATGGTGGATAGTTAGTTTGATTAACCAATCTCATATCTGAATCGAACATAGAATCAAAAGACGAAAATACATCGTCAAATCCTATTGAGAATGGTTGTAGTTGTTGAAAAAAGCTTAATCTGGTCATATTAGAACCTCCTTATTTTAAGCAAAGTTTAATTTGATACCTCTAATGAGCATATCAGTTATATTTATATAGGGATTGTTTTTCAAATTACAACCCCTATACAAAATTTTATTATTGAGTAGTCGATTCAACCGACTCCTCATCATGTTCTATTTCAGTTTGATCATCTGCTTTTAAGTCTTCGACTTTAACTCCAGCATCAATCTTAGTGTATAGATTAATAAATGATTCTTTTGTATCATCATCAAATCTGTTTACACATAACTCAACTGCTTTTAACTTATCATTAAAGATTGAATATGCTTTCGCAATGTGATCAAGTCTTCTTGTTGAAATGATCTCATCAATTCCACCTTCATAAAAAGTTTTTCTGATTACTTCAGACCAAGTACATAAGTTTTCTGCAAACTTCTTATCAGTTTTACCATACTTAGTCATTGAACCAAGAACAATCTTTTCCTCTACTTTTTTAGCAGGGTATGGTTGTTCAATTGTCACTGCAAATCTTTCAAGAAATGCTTCGTTCAAAATGTTAGTTCCAATAAATCTACCGTCCTCAGAACCTTTACCTTTAGTATTGGCAGTGGCAACAATATTGAAACCTTTTTTAGGGGTAATCCATTTGTTTACTTTCTTTAAGTAAACACCTTTACCTTCTAAGACAGGTTGCAAACACATAAGTTTGTTAGAACCTAGATCGCATTCATCTAATAGAAGAGTACAACCTTTGTCCATTGCTTCGATAACAGGACCAGGAACAAACTTAGTCTCACCATTTACAAGTCTGAAACCACCAAGTAAATCATCTTCATCTGTTTCAATTGTAATGTTAACTCTGATTAACTCTTTTTTCTGTTCAGCATGTAATTGCTCAACCATAAGAGTTTTACCATTACCAGATAACCCAGTAATGAATACAGGATAAAACATATTACTTGAAACAACTTGTTTCATAGTTTTGTAATGACCCCAAGGTACGAACCCTTGAAATTTACTAGGAACAAGATTTTCTGTATCTATATGAGTCGCAAATAAATTTACAACTGCAGCATCCTGTGGTACGGACTTAGGTACCTCAACTGTTTTTTCTGAAACAAGTTTACCGACAGTTGCAACGCCTTCAGTAGGCAATTTGTATTGTCCATGTCCAACCTTATATTCAGATTTCTTCAACCAAGACGGATTAGCAAATCCATTCTTAGTTGCAAAAGTATTAATGTCTGATCTAGAAAGTATAGCACCTTTTCCATACTTTTTTGAGATCGCATCAATAAACTTTGTCTTTTCACTATTTGTCATAATATACCTCTCATTGTTTATTCTTTATAATAACATAGAAATAGTCGAATTGTCAATGGTTAAAAAAGTGTTGCTACACAACATTTCTAGGCGACCATTCCTATGAATTTGTTTAATAACTGTCTGTTTACCGTTTTTGCTTTTAGTGATTTGGTAAAGGCAGACTTAATTGAAGATGTTTTAGCACCTTCTTTTATTGTTAATTCCTCTGATTCTATATTCTTGCCACCTGTTGGTAAGATGTAATATTCATCATATCCTTGAGTCTTACAAACAGCAACTCTATTAGTTCTTAATTCTTTTTGAATTGCAATAATCTTTTTACTATCGGTAGACTTGTAATGATTTAATCTAAATTTACTTTCAATAGTTCTTAGATTTACTCTTCCAGCTCTACCAGAACCTGCAATAAAAAATCCTGTAATACTCATGTCTGGTATAATCTTTTTAAGTAATTCTAATATTGCAACAGTATTTCTACCTGAAAAATCAAAATGTTTTTTAACGATTGATTTACCAGACTCTTTATGAGTGATTGTTGTATTACCGTCTGTATAAGTCTCACCGTCTGTTTTCCACTGACCGTCAGATTGTAATTCTAATTTATGATAAACACTGTGACTATCACCGTCTGTTAAAAGAACAAGATTAGATTTTTGTACTTTGTATTTTTCAACAAATGCTTTTTGAACAACTGGTACTGTCATTAATGCAGCATCTAAAGGTGTACCACCAAGATTGTATATATCATAAATGTACAATGGTGAAAGCATATCTTTTCTATCTAACCAACTTCTATTATTCCAATACTCAGCATAACCAAGTAAGTATTTCATCATATCCATTGTTTGTTGTTTAGTTTGATCTGTACTAAAAAACTCAAGTAATCTTAAATTTTCTATATTGTATTCGTTGTGTACAAATTTCTGTACATAGTCCTCTAAGTTTGGTTCAGACCATCTACTCATTTTTTGAATGTAAACATCTGAAAATGCAAGTACCTGATATGGAATTTTAGTTCTTTGACAAAACCAAATTAAATTATATAATTGTTTTAATGTATCTTCCATATTGTAGGCCATTGAACCAGACCAATCTAAAAACATAATCATACCATGATTTGTTGCACCAGGAATAGTTGTCATTTTTGCAAATAGGTCATCATTAAATTTGTAAGTATGAATTTTATTCATATCAAGAGAACCAGTTTTAGAAGTAGTTGCTCTTTTGTATTGATCAGCAGACTTTTTCATTTCAAACTCTTTAACCATATATTGAATAACTTTTTT